TGTATCTTCTTAGGTGTAGTTGGTAATTCATGTCTCTGATAAACTTTAATAGTTTCACCTTTACCAATCTCTGCATAAACAGACTCAACCCAATAACTCTTTTTGTCTCTTACTTTTAAATCTTGTAAGACTTTCCAGATAATTGCAGTATTCTCATCAGTCTTTTGTGCTTTCCCTGTTGGAGTTAAGTCAACTAATAAATTGTTTTCTTCAATCAACTTTGAAGCAGAGAAAGCAATATCAGCAGTAGTTCTTGCTGATTTTATATAATCTTCTGTTTCTTCTGCGTTTGAAGTAGAGGCATAAACACCTGCCCAATAATTTCCTGGTAAACCATCATACTCAACAAACTCAACAACTGCAACAAATATCTTACCAAACTTTGCAATTTTATGGCCATTGTATCTTGTTCTTCCGTTATCACAAATATACTTACCTGTTTTTTCATCTAAGTAAACAACTGGTGGTTCATAGTTAAGAGGTTTATACTTTCCGTTTCTCAACATGATTGCAAATCCTTCAGCATTCTGAACGATTGCACCCTCTTTCCTTGATAAGTCTTCTGCAGAACCATCATAGTCGATATCATTGATATCTATTTCTGCAAAGTATAAGAATTTAAGTCCCTTTGCACTAGGAACTATATCTGTAAATTGAGTTGAGGTTTGACCTGTAAACTCTTTATTGTATCTATTGTCTTGATATAACATTATGCTTGTAACCTGTTAAATAATGGATTCTGTTCTACTAACTCATCAACAAGGTCGTCTTTCGTACCTCTCCAAGTTGGATGGTCAGGTGTGTTAAAAGGGGAGTCAATGACTTCGATGCTAGTGATATAATCAAATGACCCTCTTAGACCATTATACCTGTTAACATGTTGCATGACCAAAGCAGCGACTGATGCTTCAGTAAGAGAAGGAGACTCATAATAAGAGTGTTCACCTTCACCATATGCATCTTCTTCAAAGACAAGTTTATCTACATGGAAGTTAACCACATACTCAGAACCACCCTTAAACTTATGGAAGTTTGTTCCATACTCTTCAAGGTTTTGTGTGTTGACCACATACCACCTTGCAGTTCCATCTTTGATTCTATCTAAACTCATACTAACTCCTTTGTTTTGTCATTATATACATAGTATACAATAAAAGTTAGCGCATTGGCAACGCTTATCTACCTACTTGTGGCAGATATTTTGCCTTGGTTTCCTCCCATGACATGAATGCAATATCATCATAAAACAAGGTCTCATCGAGGTTTGTTCTATCATTTTTAACTAGATTGGTGATTCGTTTCCTTGCATACTTATCTTTCCATAGAGTAGTAAGACCCTCTGTAGAGAAGTCTTGTGAACAAACTAGTTGGTCTTCTTTAATCTCACCTCTTAGAAACTCTCTGGAGTTATCATATAAGGCAGACCAATAGATACCTCTTTGATGGTCTGAACGAATAATGTTCTTAGGTATTTCTAGTTTAGGGAAAAGAAAACTTCTGAATCTATTTCTATGGTCTCTTTTCCAAGGTTGACCATTCTCTCGTGTTGCCACATAGAGTGAGAAGAATCTATCGTTGTAGTTCTTTTCTCCATACTTCAGCATCTCGCGTTCGGTGTCTTTGGTCAATTCGTATGTCATAGAACCATTTGAGTATCCACATTTCTTCCAATGTTTAAGTCTATCGTATTGTGATAAACCACCTGTCTTGGATTTACCATACAAAGATGTAGTTGTGACACTGACTAATTTATTACCATAGCTTTCTTCCCACTGTTTCTGTATATCATCTGATAGACATAGAAGTGCAAGTAGTTTTCCACCTGTATAGTTATACCCTAGTGGTTGTAATGGTACAATTGTAGAACCAATACATGAATGATTTAAAATACCACTGTTGGTTTTGAAATCTCTTTCCCAACCGATATGATTATCACGAGGAGTCAAGTCAATGAAATCACCTGTGATACAGATAACTCCAAGATATTTTCCTGTTGGTTTATCTCTAACAACATAATGTAGATTTCTACCGATGTTAGAAGAGTTCTTCATTGTAGATGTAAATGTTCTGATACAATTCCAGATTTCTGACCATGAACCTGCAGAGAAGTTATCGTCTCCTTCTTTTGAGGTGTATATCAATTCTGGTTCTAGTTTTTCAAAGTCTTCATATGAATTAGGCATCCATATATTACTCTTCACTTCGTTAATAAGTTTTACATGTTTCTCATTTACGAATTGTTTCTCTGAACCGAATAAAGTTCCTATCTCATGTGTAGGATATTTACGGTGTATCTCCTGATACTTCAAGTATAAAGTGTATTCCTCTACTGTCATTTGAGATACAAAAGATAAGTCTTCTGTAATTCTATCTCTCATCATAGACCTGCCTAGTGCATCAGGTTCTACATAGTTTTCTTTATACTCTTCGTATTGTTTCTGTATTAATTTATCATCAAACATTGAAATCCTGGTATTTTTCTGCACCTCGGGTTCTATCAAATACTGGTACATCATCACTGATATTTGTATCACTATCTACTAATTCTTCCTGTGCATCTTGTTCACAATCGTATAACTTCATACGACTTCTATCGATACCAATGACGAATCTTTTGAAGACTGTTGGGTCATTGTATCTATTCTTTAATTGTTTGACTACCATTTGGTCTAACTCTTCTAATTCTTCTGAAGATATTAGTGCAAACATCATATCTGCAGTTGCAGGTAAACCAAAAGATTCTGAAGTATCTTCAAGACCAATATCAGTTGAACCATAACCACTTCTTGTAGTTTGAGTTGCACTCATAATTGGTACATCAAACTCTACTGCAAGACCTCTAAGTTCTTCTGCAATACTCTTCACTAATGTGTATGAGTTTGCACCTGAACCTGGTCTAATTCTATGTGAGGAACAAATGTTTAGATAGTCAATGAATATCATATCAGGTTTGAAATCTTTTTTGATTTCTAGTTCTTGTAATAGATGTCTAAAATGACCGACATGTGCCGATGCAGTAGGATATTCTTTAATGATAAGTCTGCCTTTTGTTTTTGCACGAATCTTATCAATCTTTTTATCATACATTTTCTTGGATAAATCAGGTAAGTCTTTCATAGGAACATTCAATACATTTGCATCTATTCTCTCTGCAATTCTTTCTTCTGACATTTCAAGGGTAATGTAGAGTATGTTCTTGTTCATCATCAAACCAGCAGATGCCATATGACACATGAATAAGGACTTACCAACACCTGTTCCTGCAAGGCAGATATTAAGTGTTTTGTTTGGAAGACCACCTTTAGTAATCTTGTTGAAGTATTCTAAGTCAAACGGAATCTTCTCTTCTTCCGTGTGATAGAATTCAAATCTTGCATCTGCATCTTCAATCTGGTCATGACCAATATGTTGGTCAAATGATACAGACAATGCATCTTTTAAAAGTTCAGGTATTTCACCAGTTGACCTTTGAGATTTCTTATCGATAACCTCAATAGAATCCATGACTGCAATATAGATTGCTCTATCTTTGCACCACTTTTCAGTCTCTTCAACGAGCCAATCCATTGGAGTTGTCTCTTTGTCAAATTGACTGATTACGGTTTTAGACATTTTCAATTCGTTCTCGTTAAGAGAAGTATTGTTATCTAAGTTTATGAGAAGTGCTTCCGTAGTAGGTGGTTTAGTATACTTTAAGAAATATTCTTGTATCTCTTTGAATACTACCTTCTCGTCACTCTCGGTGAAATACTCTGATTTTAGGAAAGGTAAAACCTTCCTAGTAAAGGGTTCATTCTGAATCAGATTCTTCAGGATTGTCTGTTCTAATCTCGCTATTGCTTCCATATTTAAACTCTGTATTAACTGCTTGTTCTAATGATTCCATAACTTCTTCAGTGAAGTATTTTTCAGGATTATTGTTAATGGTTTTACCAAATTCGGTTTTGCCATTCGGTAGTTTCACTCTTGTTGATGATTTCTCAAAGACACCATGTTTGAGTGCAAGGTCTAGTAGACCATAATACCTATCAAGACCAGTGTCGTATGATAATCTCACATCAACAACTTTGTTCTCAACAGTAAGTCTGGACTTTGCATTCTTACAGTGAATAATATTACCGATAATATCTGTTCCGTCTTTCTCTTTTCTCTTAGAGAGATAGATAATTGATGATGCAGCGTATTTAAGACCACTACCACCACCCATTTCTTTTTGTGGGAACATAGAACCAATTACATCGTAAGTATGGTTGGTTACAATCATAGGAACTTTTGCTCTACCGAGTTTTAAAGTTAACACTCTGAATGCACCTTTTACAATTTGGGCACGAGTCATATCTTTAGTCTCTTTGCCCTCTGCGGTATCTTCGATTTCTTTAGTAGTTGATAACATACCAAGTGAATCTAATACAAACATCATAGGTGGTCGTTCTGACTCATCTGTTTCTAAATATTTGTCTAAGATACTTATTGATTGAGTTCTGAACTGTTGAACAGTCACAACTGGTACAATAACGATTCTCTTTGAATCTATACCTCTTTCTTCAATCATTTCTTTTGTGATTGCAGATTCAGATTCAAAGTAGATTACTGCAGCGTCTGGATTATCTGAAAGGAATTGTTTAACCATTCCTAGTGCAAAGAAAGTTTTTCCTGTTGCTGATTCGCCTGCAATTGCAGTAATTTTGTTTTTGGGAAGTCCACCATGTAGTGAACCGGAAAGGAGTGCATTGAATATATAACTGCCTGTATCTACAAACGAGTCTACATCTCCTGCTTGAACTCCGTCAGCAACAATACCTGCGTACTCATTGCCTGTTGATTTGATTAAGTCTTTCAAAAAACTCATAATTATACACCTCTCATAATGTTTTTAATCATAACTCTATTATAGAGGTATCTATGAGATTTGTAAAGGGGTTTTTAAGATTCTTTTTTGCGGTATCTGTCGGACATGTCTTTCATGGAGTCATCAACTTTGACATGTTCTTCCATCATTGCTTTGATTTGAGATATCTGAACTTCCATGTATAAGAATCCGGCATATAATCCACCGATTAGAAACATGTAAACTAAATCTATCGCAGTGAAATCCATTAGTCGTCTAAAACAACTGTTGCATTAGCAAGTAGAACTTCTCTATTTGCCATGTGTTGTTCCTCTACTAAGTCTTTGTTTTCTCCTGTATAAGGAACTGCATGATGGTCTGTAATCATTTTCTCATTAACATTAACTCTAGTCTCTTCAGTATGAACAAATAGTTCACCTAGTATTCTTCCGAATTTACCTTTATCATGTGATATTAATGTAATTGACTCTGCTTCCTCTAATAATCCTTTAAGATGTTTTTTAGATGCCTTACCGAATTTCTTTTCAACCAAGTCTCTTGTTCTGGATTCAGGAGTATCGATGCCTAACATCCTCACTCTTTGCTTTTTATAGACCATTCCGAAACCAAGGTCGATATCTACATCTACTGTATCTCCGTCCACGACCTTTGCAATAGTCACGTTGTATTCATAAGTATTTTTCATAGTTTTATTTAGGATAATTGTGTCTTCTATGTGAAGTTTTTTCTTCCCAATCTTCTATTGCTTTTTTGATGGAGTCTTCTGCAAGGACTGAGCAGTGTAATTTGATTGCAGGTAATTCAAGGATT